ACGCGTTGGTACTGAAAGTGCCGCGGGGTTTGAATGGAAATTGAAACCGACAACTTTTTACAATCAAGTGACTCTCACATACCATGACAGTTACAGTACGAAGTCTGTCAAGGTTTTTCCGAATGGTTCTATTCAGGTCGCAGGATGCTGTGATCTCTTTGACTGTAAGAGGATTATCACCCAATTGACCCACATCTTCAAAACCTTTTTGGGAATGGAGATTCAAATGCCAGTGGATTCCTTCCGAGTTGTCATGATCAACTCCAACTTCTCCCTCAACTACAACATCAATCTCATGAGGGTGGCTCAACACTTTGAGAACCACTCCAAGATCTTTAAAGTCTCGTTTGAACCCGACAGATACTCAGCTGTAAAAATCAAGTTTCAACCGGCTCAAGATATGAAAGAAATTACGACGAGCATCTTCTCAACTGGCAAGATTATCATTACTGGTGCAGAGACCCTCAAAGAGATTGCCTTTGCGTACAACATTATCAATCAACACATCAACGACGATCCCCAAATTCGGGTCTCCCCGACCACTGAGACGGATGTCTTTGATACATTTTTGGGACACAAGTGTGAACCCATGGTTGAACACCTGAGAGCAAAGGGATTCAACTCCTGGCTCCAGACGATCACGAATAGACAAATTAATTTCTAATTGTATTTTAATAAAGATGTCTCAACGACTTGGAATGGCCGATGGGCGATGCTTCACCCTCAACTCCTCAGCCCAGCTTACCAATAACTACATCATGGAACAAAACAAAATTTCCCGCGAAGACAACTATAGCTACCGTCAACTTCTTCAAAAGCAGGGGCCAGAACTCCTCAATAAGATCCAAGAACAATCTCGTTCCAGCTGTGATCCATGCGACCGATACACCGATATGTCCAAGACTTATTAGACGG